GGCGGTTCGATTTCGTCCTCTGCAACCACCTCTACGCGAAGCCCTGCCAAACTCCTGACGCCGAGTTTCGGAGCGGCGTTTCTCTTCTGCCGACGATGAACCGACAGGTCTGCGGCAGGGCCGTCCCCAGCAAGGACGAGCCATTGGCGGGCCTAATCCCGGCAACTCCGATCCATCATTTCGAGGCGCGATGAAATCGCTGCTCGGCTTCGGCCGTCCCGAGGTCACGCGCTTTACGTGCCGACGCGAGCCCGAGCTTCGGCGAGGGTCTCGACAGTCCCGCGGTTATGATCGGGATTGGGAGAAACTTTCCGTCCGGGTCGCCGCTGAAGAACCGCTTTGCTGCGAATGCCTAGCGCGCGGCCGCGTCACGGTTGGGCAGTTGCGCGATCACACCCTCCCGATCCGCGACAGGCCCGAGCTTCGGCTGAAAAGGTCGAACGTGCGGAATTGGTGCAAGCACCACCACGATACGATCAAGCGCGCGCTCGAGGCCGAAGCGCGGAAGCTCGGCGACATCGACATCCTGGAGATGTGGGTGTCGGACCCCGCGACCAGGCCCCCGCATCTCCGACCCTGAGAGGATCCAGACATGGCCGACATCCCGAAGCAGCAGTTCAGCAACGCCGGAACAGCCGTTACCACGCAGGCGACGATCGTCGGCGGCGACAGCATCCGCGTTGGCGGCACGCGCACGCAGGTCATTTTCCGCAACGGCCATTCCTCCGCGATCACGATCGCCATGGCGCCGGCGCGCGCGAACTCGGCGATGGACGGTGCGGGCGTCGCGCCGACTCCGACGCGGTCGCTTGCGCTGGCCGCGGGCGCGATGGGCTTCTTCGATCTTCGGGCCGGCGAAGTCGGCGCGTATGTCGACGCTTCCGGCAACGTGAACTTCACCTACACCGGCCACAACGCCGCTCTCGTGGTGGCTGCGATCGACGCTGCGTGAAAACGGGTCGATCGCCTCAGAGCGACGCGGAGAAGCGGCGCAAGGGGACGTTCGACCCGAGGTTTTCCGAGGCGGTCCGGAAGGAGCGCGCGCAGGCGAAGGTCGTGTCGCTCTTCGGCGCCGACAAGCTCAGCGAGATACCCGAGCCGCCCGAAGGCCTCAGCGCCCAGGCGGTGCAGGATTACAAGCTCAAGGTTCGCCGGCTGCACGAAATGGGTCGGCTGACGCAGACTTGGGTCGACAAGACGGTGCTCTACGCCGTTAGGCGGCATTCCATCCTCCATCGGTTGAAGGAGGGGAGACCTCCCAAGGATGGCGATCTCCGCGGCTGCGAGACGTACCTGAAGGAATACGCGGCTCTGGACATCGACGCGCCGCCCCCGAACTCTCCGCAGGGCGCGTCGAAGTGGTCTGTGATCGGTTTTGCCCCTCGTGGCGCGCCGCAAGCCTAAGGTCGACGGGCCAAGCCGGGCCATCGTCAGGCGCGAGGCGTTCGATCACCTCGCTCCAGTCGAGTTCGGCGGGGTCGAGTTCCCTGACTACGTGGGGATGGCGGAAGGCTACGTTGACGCCGTCCTGAGCGGGGCGGTCGTCGAGAACGAGTACGTGGTCCTCGCCTGCAAGCGGTTTCGCGCCATGCGGACTGCAGCGACGAAGAAGGGATGCCCGTATTCATGGTCCGACGCGCACGTCGTCGAGGTTTGCGGGTTCATTGAGCGGCTTCCCCAACTGGACGGGATCAAGAAACCGTCCGGGCTTCTGACGCTGGACCCGTGGCAGTGTTGGTTTCTGGCGGCGATCTTCGGCTTTCGGCAGATGGTCGGAACCCAGAACGTCCGATGGGTCACGGAGGTCCACTTCGACTGCCCGAGGAAGACCGGCAAGAGCGCGCTGTCCGCTGGCATCGACCTCTACTGCTTCCTCTACGAAGACGAGGGACGGTCCCAAATCCTGATCGGAGCATCTTCGAGGGACCAGGCGCTCGCCGTTTATGAGCCGATCCGACAATTCATCGTCGCGGAGCCCGAGCTACAGGAGCGCTTTGGGCTGATCGCGAAGCAGAAGGAAATCCGGAGGCCGGATGGCGGGTTCATCCGCACCATCTCGGCGATCGGCAGGAAGAACGACTCGCATAACCCGCACGTCGCTCACATCGACGAACTGCACGCGGTCTCGACCGAGCTCCATGAGGTGATGGCGTCTTCGCTGGGCGCCAAGGCGAACCAGTTGTTCCTCAAGACGACCACCGCCGGCGACAGGATGTTCGGACCCGGCCCAGACGCTCGAAAACGGGCGATGGAAGTCCTCAAGGGGGCGCAAAAGGCGCCGCATCTCTTCACGGTCATCTACACGATCGACAAAGAGGACCAGAAAAAGCCCTTGACGTGGGCGAATGTCGTCAAAGCGATGCCGAATTTGGGGGTTTCGATCCGCGAATCCGTCGTCCGCGACATGCTTGAGAAGGCGAAACACAATCTTTTCGACGCCGGCGAGTTCATCACCAAGCAGCTCAACGTCTACTCGGACATCGCCACACGGGCTGTTTCGGCGGAAGCGTGGGAGGCATGCGCCCGCCGCGGGCTCAAAATGGCCGATCTCAAGGGGCGGCGGTGCGGAATTGGCGTCGATATCGGCGTTGCTGACGACCACACGGCGATCGTAGTGGTATTCGACGACCCGAAGGACCCCAAGAACCCGATTTTCTTCTGCGAGCACCACATCGGCAGCGCAAACCCCGGCCTGTCCGACGAGAGGGTTGCGGATCAACTGCTCCAGTGGCGCGACGACAAATGGCTGACCGTCCATGACTTCCCGGTCGTCGACCTCGACGTCATCGAAGCCCGCATCATGGAACTGTGGCGCGAGTTCAGCCCGGAAGACGTCGTTTTCGACAGCAAGGACTCGAATCTCTTGGTGGCGAAGCTCATCAAGAACAACGTGAACGCCGGAATGTTCAAGGCGAGCCCTGTAGAGGCCACGGAGCCTACGCGGGACATCATCGACCGCGCGAATCACGGGCTTTTGGCTCACGACGGCAACCCGATGCTGGCCTGGAACGTGACCAACGTCGCGATCTCCGGCGACGAACTGATCCGGTTCAAAAAGGACCGGACGGCGCCTCACGCGAAGATTGATGGCTTCGCCGCAATGGTTCACGCCAACGCCTCTCGGGTCGGCCGGATCCAGAAGCCGCGGGATGAAAAGCCGAAGCCGTTGCCGTTCAACCCCAGCCGCGTGCTCGTGATCCCGACTGGTGGTGCCAATGCCTGAGAACTTCTCCGCCCCGGTGCTCATCAAGGGGTCGTCCGTCCCTCAGTCCGATCTGATGCTCTCGCTTGCGACCAAGGGTATTCTCGACCTCGGGTCCAAGATCATCGCCCGGGTAAGCGATGCTCAGGCGATGCGGCAGTCCGTGGTGTCTGGAGCCACCGATGTCATCGGCCAGGACATCGCGAAGGTGCGCCTGCAGGTGATCGAGGAGAAGGCTGACGCGGTCACTGACCTTGGTGCAGGTCACGATTGGGGTCGCAAGCTCATGCTGCGCCCGAACCGCTATCAGACGTGGGTGCGCTTCTGGCTCCAAGCTGTGTCCACGCTTGCGCTTCGTCAGGAGGTCGTAATCCTGCGCCGCCGCAGGAACCGCCTCGATATGGTGCCGGATCTAGTGGTCTTGCAGCATCAGGAGTGGATTCAGACGGTCAACGGCGACCGCTTCTACTACGACGTTTCGGCTACGACGGAGGGTCGGGTCGCTATGATCGGCTTCCCCTCTGGTAGGGTCCAGCAGTCGGACGTGATCCATATCGTCGCGCGGAGCTTCAACGGCTACGAGGGGGTCTCCACCCTTGCGATCGGCTCGGACACGCTGGGTTTGAGCGCCATGATGCAGGACTTCCAAGCGGCCATCGTCAAAAGCGGTACGCGGCCGACCGGGTTCATCAGCGTGCCTGGTCGGTTCGAGACCGAACAGCAATTCCTCGAGTTCCAGAAGCAGATCATCGCCGCGATGAAGGCGGCTACGCAGTCGGGCGAGCCGCTTGTGCTGGGCGAGGGCGCTGAGTTCGAGAACATCGGGCTCACCGCGACCTCTGCGGACCTGGTGAACGCAAAGCAGCAGCTGGCGCGCGACACGGCCCGCCTGTTCCGCATGCCGCCGCACAAGATCGGTTTGACGGAGGATCTGAACCGTTCGAACCTTGAGGTGATGGAGAAGGCCTACGTGGACGATACCATCGTCCCGATCTGCGAGATCATAGAGCAGGATCTCACCGCGGCGCTTCTGTCCGAGGAAGAGCAACTCGTCGGCGTGAAGTTCCGCTTCAATCGCGAGCAATTGTACGATCGAGACCCCGCGGCGCGGCGCGAACGCATCGAGAACCAGTTCAAGGAGGGCGTGACCTTTCTGAACGAGACGCGCCGTCAACTGGGCCTGCCCCCGGTCCCTGAAGAGCAGGATCACCGCAGGATGCCGGTCAATTCCGGGATGATCTACCGCGACGGCAAGGTGCAGATCCTCACCGCTGATAAACGCGACCCGGCAGCCAACGGTGACGCCGCGCCCGTCGATCCTTCAGCGGAAGGCGCGGTGAAGCAGGCCACGAGGCATTGATGACGCCCGCCGAGATAAGGATCAAGGCCGGCACCAATCGACGTGTGCGTTTTACAATGCCCGTCGGCTTCGACGTGGCGAACGCCGCCTTCGAGCTTTCGGTGAAGTGGTCGGGCGGTCGTCGCGATTACTCCGAGAGCGCGGGACTGACCAAGGCGGGTCAGACGGTAACGTGGTCGTACTCGGTGGCTGACTCGCGCGCTTTTCCCGAAGGCCGCGTTGCAGTCGTTGAACTGCAATGGGCTCTTGCCGGCGTCCAGGATAGCGACACCGCGTATCTGAACGTCTCCCCCGGCATCTCGAATGATTGAGGACTGAACCATGGCCGTCGTCTATCCGAACGCCGTCAAGATTGCCCGCATGGCGGCGGTCGTGTCTCAAGCCGGCACCACCGCTGTCCTCGAGATCGGCACGGCCGGCATGGCGACCGTGCTGGCAACAATCGCACTCGGCAACCCGATCGCAGGAGCCGCTACGGGGGCAGGCGTGCTGGCTTTGTCAGGGTTTCCACGCTCCGACACCGCGGCGGACGCTACGGGAACGGCCGCGGCCGCACGCATCCGAACGGCTTCTGGCGGAACAGACATCATCACCGGCCTCACCGTAGGGTTGTCGGCCTCCGACGTGGTCCTCGACAGCCTGTCCATCACGGCGGGCCAGACGGTCACGATCAACTCGTTCACGATCACGCACGCCTGACCATGGCGATCAATTCGTTCGACGCGCTTCTGGCCGCGCCGAAGCAGTTCTTCAGCTTCGCCAAGACGGCTGCCCTGACGACGGTTGCGACCGGGTGGTTCACGATGTTCGGCCAGGCTGGAAACCCCGGCGCCGGCACGCTGGCGGGGACGTCCACAACGGTTGGCGTCGTTCCGACAGACGCCACGGTCGGGACGCCGCTCATCAACGCGTTCGGCAACGGGAGCCAAGGTTACCTATCTCAGGTAGACTTCGGATCAAACATCCCCTGTCGGATAAAGCTCTTCGACATGGTGTTCAAGGCCGGCGCCTACGGCTTTGCGTCCGCGACTACGAACCTTTCGGCGCAGCCATCCTATGCCGGGCGCATGCCTGGGGGGCTCTACACAGACACGCAGATCTGGATCGAGGTCACAACTGCCTTCGCCACTGGAACGGCTTGGCAAGTTCAGATAACGTACACCAACCAAGACGGGATCGCGGGACGCACCGGCATCGCGCTCCCGGCCACGGCCGCTGCAGGCCTGACGCTCGGGCGCATGTACCAACTCGCGCTGCAGGCCGGCGACGTGGGGGTGCGCGCGATAGAGAGCGTCATTGTGACCAACGGCGGCACGGCGATGACGGCAGGCGCCTTTAACATCTTGGTCCTTCGCCCGCTCTGGTCAGGCCGTGTGCGGATCAGCAACGACGGCGATGTTCACGGGCCTGACAAGACGATGATGCCCGAGCTATTCGCCGACAGCGCGCTCATCTTGGCTGTGAATGCGGACGGCACCAGCAGCGGCTTCCCTGAACTCGAGTTCGTGATCGCCAATGGGTAGGCTGTCGAGGTTCCCGTTTCAGGCGGGACGGCGGCTCTCTGACCAGTTCCGGCTGCTGTCCTCGCCATCCGGACGGATGGTCCTGCGGAGTATCTTCTTCGACCCCGCGACCGGCGTTGGCGCTGCGATTGAGGTAGGGAACGACACGGCAGCGGGAAGTGGCGCGACTGGCGCGGCGGGAACTGCCGGGGCTGGCGCTGCAGTTGAGTTTGGCACGGATACGGCTGCTTCTGCGGGCGCAATTCTTGTCCGGGGCTCTGCATCCGCCTCTGAAACGGGCGCAGACACGGCGGCATCGACCGGCCAGATCATCGTTCAGGGTCTCGGAACGGCGGGCGAAGGCGGAGCGGACACGGCGGGCGCCACGGGCACTGTCGCTTTCGCCGGCATTACAGGCTCTGGCGTCGCCGTAGAGGCGGGGAGCGACATTCCAGCCGCCACAGGGGCGGTCCTGGCGCAGGGATCGGCGTCCGTTACGGAGACCGGCTTGGACGCCGCCGCAACGAGTGGCAAGGTCATCGTCGCAGGGTCCGGCGGGGCTGGCGAGGCGGGGGCTGAGGCGGCCGTCTCAAGCGGTGCCGTCCTAGTCTCTGGCGCAAGCGCTGCGGTCGAACCAGGAAGCGATGCCGCCGCCGGCGCGGGCTCCGTCACGGTTTCTGGCGCCGTCGCAACCGTTGAGGCCGGACAGGACATCGCGGCAGCGGCCGGCTCAGTTCAGAGCCCAACCGTCACGGGCTCCGGCGCTGTCTCGGAGGCTGGATCCGATATCGCCGCCAGCCAAGGCCGTGCTCTCGTACAGGGCGCGGCGGCTGCGGTGGAGGCGGGAAGCGATAACGCTGGCGGCGTGGGCCGCGTTGTGGTCGCAGGCTATGTGAACGCACAGGAAAGCGCATCGGATAGCACTGCCGTCTCGGGCCAAATCATCATCAAGGGCGCGGGCGTCGCCATTGAGCTTGGAAGCGACAGCGCCGCGGCCGCCGGCGGCGTGGTCATCTCAGGAAGCGCAGTCGCGATTGAGGCTGATAACGACAACGTCGCAGCGGTCGGCCAAGTCTCTGACCCCTATGCGCCGATCGATGTCAGCGTGGCTGTTGCGACCGATCAAGTTCTGATCGTGGCCGAGCAGCCCGAACAAATCCTGGCTGTGGACGTGCCGGCTGAGCAGATGCTGCTCGTCGCCGCCTGATGCCTCTACCGAAGGAGATCGGGAGCATGTCCGAGCACGAAATTTCGATCGACGAGTTCATGGGCCGCCGCAAGATGAGCGCCCGCGACAACGTGGTCTTCAAGTCCGCCAAGGCGCCCGCCTCGTGGGACGCTCAGGCGCGCAAGGGCCGCTTCGTGATGAGCGCCAAGGCCAAAGATCGTGACGGCGACGTGGTCTTCACCGATGGCATCGACATCACGGAGTTCGTGAAGAACCCGATCTGCCTCCTGAACCATCGCTCCTCAGACCCCATCGGAACGTGGGATGGCGTCTCCAAGACGCCCAACATGATGGAAGGCGATGCAGTGCTCGGCGCCGTCGGCACGACGCCTGAGATCGACAAGGCCGCTGGTCTGATTGGAGCAGGGATCCTGCGCGCCTCCTCGATCGGGTTCATCCCGAAAACTGTGAAGCGGATCACGCTGGAGGACGGCACGCCGACTTGGTCGTTCGAGATCGTGGAATGCGAGCTCGTGGAGTGTTCACTGGTCTCGATCCCTGCGAACCCCATGGCGCTCGCCAAGGGTTCCAAGGAGGAGCCGCTGGCGCTCTGCCGAGACCTCATTGAGGAGGTTCTCGACTGCTACGTGAAGGATACGGCGACTGGCCTGATTGTGCCCAAGGCCGAATACGAGGCCGCTCACAAGGCGCTTACGGGCAACCGGCATTCAATCGTCATCGAGGCCAAGGACGACGAGACCCGCGAGGGCTTCTTCAAGCGCATCGGGCGAAGCCTGGGCCTCGTGAAAGAAGAACCCGCTCCCGAAACTCCGCCTGCTCCTCCCTCCGCGGAAGAGAAGGCGGCTGCGATCGCCAAGGCGAAAGCCTCGCAGGCGAAAGCGAAGGCTCTGCTTTCCGCCTGAAGCGAAGCGATACCGCCTGACCTGGGCCCCAGGTCTCTATCAAAACCCGCTGCGAGGCGGGTTTTTTCATGAAAGGACCATGGCAAATGAGCCTGGAAATTCTTCGAAAGGGCCTCAAGGACAAGTCCGAGGCTCACGCGCTCCTCATCGCCAAGGCGACGACGCCGGAAGCCGCGGCTGCGGACATCGCAGCGCTCGAAACGTCGACTGCGGAGCTTGAGGCTCTGCAGAAGAGCTTCGACGTCGTCGAAAAGGCCGAGGCCGCCGCCGCGCGCGCCGCGCGCCCCGTCACGACGCCTGCGCCGATGAACAAGACGCCGGTCCGCGCCAAGGAGCACCCCGGCGACGACCGCGCGGAGTTCACGATCGGCGTGATCGCCGGGGCTATGGCCGCCACCAAGGCGGGCACCTACGACGACGTCCGTCAGGCGCTCGACTCCAACGGCTTCACCGCCATCGGCGATCGTTTCGAGAGCCTCTCCGGCAAACAGCTCTCTTCGTCAATCAACAGCGGCGGCATTCTTGTGCCTCCGACGATGTCGCAGGAGATCATCGAGTTCCTGCGCCCCGCCACGGCCTTCCTGCAGAACAACCCTCGTCGGGTGCCGCTCGAGAACGGCTCGTTCTATCAGTCCGGCGGCGCTACCGGGGCTTCGGCGAGCTACGGCCGTGAGAACAGCGTCCCTGCCTACTCCGAGGCGACGTTCCGCGACGTGCAGCTCTTCTCCAAGCAGCTTCAGGGCAAGACGGCGATCTCGAACCTGCTCATCAAGCGCGGCGTCGGCGCGATCCGCCAGTTCGTTGATCTCGACCTTCGCAATGCCATGGCCGAGACGATGGATCGAGCGATGTTCGTCGGCACCGGGCTGCAGAACTCGCCAACCGGGGTCTACAACACTCCGGGCATCGGCACGCGCAACGCGACCAGCTCGACGGGCCCCACGATCACCCAGGTCGAGGCGGATCTGAACTGGGCGATGAACTATCTCTCCACGCGCAACGTCAACCTGTCGTCGGCGAAGTGGACGATGCGTCTGGAGACCGCGACGTTCCTGCGCTCCATGCGCGACGGCAACGGCAATCGGTACTACCCCGAGATGCTGGGCAACAGCCCGACGCTCAACTCCCTGCCGGTCTCCATCACGACCAACTTGCCGAACAACCTCTCGGACGGCACCAACAGCGACAACTCGCATCTGTCGCTGATCGCCTACGACCATGTGCTCTTCGGCGAGGAAGATGCCATCAATATCCGCGTGTCGACCGAGGCATCGTACACCGACGCCGCGGGCAACCTGCGGTCGACGGCGGAGCGCAATGAGACCGTCATGTTCGCCGAGGCCAACCACGACGTTGGCGCCCGGCAACTGGCAGCCATCGCGCTCCTCAACCTCGTTCGTTGGGGCCGCTGATGAGCAACGTCAGTGACCTTCCGGTGAACCCGCAGGGCATGGTGATCGTCGACGTCATCAAGCCTTTCGAGATGTGGTTTCCTGGCATGCAGTGCGGGTTCTTCCCGTCCAAGGCCAAGGATCTCATCCAGCAGGGATTCGCCGTTCTTCCCGCCAACGCTGAGCCGGCGGAGAAAGAACCGGATGACGGGCTCGTCGGCATCCCTGATGCGTGGCGCTCCATGCATCACAGCAAAATCATCTCTCTCGCGATCTTGATCGCGGGGGGCTCCGCCACGCCTCCGTCCAACAAGAAGGACGCCGAGGCCGTCATCGAAGCCGAAATCGCCCGCCGCGCTGCGGCCGCGGCGCAGTGAGGAGAACCGGCAATGAACCTTCGTCCCATCGACAAGATCCTGGCGGCGCGCATGCTCCGCTCGGAGAACGGCGGCCGCGCTTCGGCGACGGCCGGCGGCACCGGCGATAACACGGCTCAGGCGCTTTCTTGGATCGACCGCTTGCCGGCCGCCCTTGGCCCCTATCACGGCGCCAAGCTGATCCTGTCCGGCCGCGCAGTGCTCGCCGCGGCCGCGACCCTGACGCTCGTTGCGCTGGTGCGTGATGCGACATCCATCGCTGGTGCTGGCGCAGCGGACGTCGGCACGGCGGTCACGTTTGGCACCGTCGCCACTGGCGGCGCGGGCGGCTCCACCGAACTGTTCACGGTGGAGATCGACGTGGATCTGGTGAGCTTGCGCGAGTTCGTCGGCGTCACCCTCACGCCGGACCTTTCGGCC